CCGTAGGAGTCAAAATACTTATTGGCCGAGCCGAAAAACTTCGGCTCATTGCCCGTCATAATTTCCAACTCCCAACCGCGCAACAGGCTCGCCACTTCCGTGCCGCCCACGCCCGCCCATGTGGTGTCCAGATACAGGCGCGAGAGTTTGGCGTTCATAAACTCTAGGCCAGTGTGCAATGACTGGGCGGCAGTAAATGTGGATGATGTAATCTGCCGCCCGAAATATCCAAACTCGCCGGTCACGGGCGCAAAACTCCCGTCCACCGGGATAGAGCCAGCCAATTTGAGATTATCCACCATGCAGTATTCGACTTCGTACTCTTGCACATCATCGCCCATTTCGAGCGTGAAGGTCTTCGGCGTGTTGGCCGCCGTCAAAAGCGGCACGACATCCCAGCGATAATCAGACTGCCCGCCCGTGACTTCGGCGGGTGTAATCGTGCCGTCGAGTGAGCAGTAATGGAAGAGCGGCAGATTTTGAAACGCGAGCGGATGGGCATCGTCGAATGTGATGCTATCTTTTACCAAGAGCGTGTCATAGCGCTTTTTGTTATATTGCGCGCGCGACCCGTTGCCGAGCTTGAGCGGTTGCCATTGCCTGTCCATTGGCACGGCCTTCGGAGCCGCGCCCATGATGCGCGTGGCGGCCACCGCCGTTCCGCGCGTGGCCTCGAGTCCGTATTGATAGCGCGAAAAAATAGAACTGCCCATGATGTGCTCCTATGCGGCCAATGTGAATGGGTCGCTCTCTTTAACTTCAACAAAAAACTTAATGCCGGTGTAAGGCTCTTCGGCGTAGGTGTATCCCCGAGGCCCTTCGTAAAAATTCCCAGGCGATGAACTGGCGTGTTGCACGATACTAGACAGGCCGAGTTGCATCCGGCTCGCCAGTTTGTCGCGCATGAGTTTGATGTACGGAATGGCAAGCCCAAGCGTGGCCGGGGTATAGGACGGGCAGACGTAAAAGACCACCTCGAGTTGATGCGTGGCGATGTAAGAGCCGCCAAACATCTGCGCGCCCGTCAGCGGGATGATGGTCGCGCAAGGCGTGGTGAGCAAGCGCGCCGGCAAATCGCGGTCGCCGCCTTCCGCGTCCGGGTAAAATACATTGCCGTCAATTCCGCTGATCTCGCCAATTTGCGAGGCCAGCGCGGGGAGAAAATCCTGCAGGGCCATTAGAACGCCAAATCGTTGACGTAGTAGGTGAGTTTGCTGATTGCGTCCGGGTCAAGCGCCTTCATAAAAAACAGTTGTCCGAGTTCCGGCGTGGCGCGCGCATCGCCGAAGCCTTGAAAGCCGCGTTGTAAATGCTTGAACACGGAAATAGCAATCGCCTGTTTGACGGGTTCGGGCGGCCTCCAAACGTCAATGACCGTGTTTTGCACATGGCTGGCCGCGGTCGTTCCGTTGCGCCCGCGCAAAATGCCGATTGTGTTGCTCGTCGTATCTTGCACGAGCGTGGCTTCAACGTATTCTGATTCGATACGATACAACGCACCGGCCTGAAAGCGCGGGGCCGCGCCGTAAATATCCAGTCCGTCCACATCATTGACCGTTAGCGATGTTCCGCCACTGGCAAGCGGATTGTTTTCGGTGGTGTCACCTGTGCTTTCCCAACACAGATTGCGGTCATCACAGTAGCCCCACACGCCCACCACTTTGATTGAGCGTTGCCCCGTCGGCCAACAACTAAGCGTGGTGCCGTTGACGTTCAATTCAAGCGCGTCGTAGGATTTGAACGAGTTGTGGTCGCGCGCAACAGTGGCGTAGTAATCGCTGGCCGTCAGGGCCGTATAGGTTGCGCCATCATCATCACTATATGAGACTGATGTAATAGAGATGATGTCGGCAATGCGCTGAATGCAAGTGCCTGAGCCGTGAAAATAGCGCGTTCCGAGATAGGGATAAAAAACGCGCTTACAGTAGTTGTCTACGAAGCGGCTGCCCTCCGAGAGCAAGAGCAACATTTGCGCGTCGTATTTCGTGACGCTTTGCTTAAGGCCGTCGGGCACCGCGGCGCGCAACTCGGCGAGCGAAAGATAGGAGTTTGGCATTGTAAAAAGGCGGGCCTGTAATAGCGCCCGCCCGTTTCCTTAGGCCGCCGCGATGACCGCGCCGTCCTCGAGAGGCACGTACCAGATAGACCAACTCACCGAGCCGGTATTACTCGCCGCGCAATCCAGCAGGATAGCGCCCGCGCCCAACACGAGGCCGGGATGCGCGAGATTGTCAGCAGGCACGATGAGATTATTGGTCGTCACCTTCAGCGCCGTGGCGAGTGTGCCGGTGATGGAAAACAGAGAGCCAACGGCTTTAGCGGTGATGTCCAGCGTCCCGCAGAGGTCAGTCGTCGAGCCGGGCGAAGTCGAAGTGAACTTCAATTTCGTCGCATTGGCCTGGGTTTGAATGACCGTCGTCACCTCGCCGATGATGGCCGTCACTAGCACGTTGCCGCTGATGGTGAAGATGTTAGCGGCGGTGGTTTGCGGCAAACTGGCCGTGGCGCGGTCAACGCGCAAGCCCAGCCCGTAGTCGGCGGCCACTTGTTGAAAGGATGGATTGTAGTTAGGCATACAACACCTCCGCTAATCCGTGATGGCCGCGGGCGGGGTCGCTTGCGGGTAGCGCGTCTCAAGGAAGAACTGACCGGCCACAAAGTTCGTGGCCTGCGAGCTGTCCGAGACGGTGAAGTACAGGCAGTCGTACCCGGCGGTGAACGCGGCGGGGTCAACTTCGATGATGACCTGCTTTTTCTTCACGTCCGCCGTCAGCGTGTAGGTTGCGCCGCTCGTTTGTTTAACAAGCGTGTCGGTAGTGGCGGTGCTCGCCNNTTCGTTGGCCCAGATGTTACAGGTCGGGCCAGCGGCATTCGTGCCCGCCGCAACGTCGGTAGCCTGGCGGACAGATACAACCGTCGCATGGCCCACCGCCTGAGTGAACTGTAGAACGATCCACGCTTTGATGGCGTTTTTGCAACTCACAACGTCGGACGTTACACCGCCGTTGGTCGTCACCGCGCCCGCCGTAGCGTCAACAATCTTGAAGTCGTGCGTCAAGTGAATCATGGTGTGCTCCTGTTAGGCGCGCGTGGCAAGCGCAACGAACGCGCTTTGAGTGTTGCTCCCTTTGTAGGGAGTGATAGCCGAGGCGTGCACCGGTTGGCCGTCGAAGCGGTAAATCCAGCGGAACGCCATTTGGTCGGTAAGGAATTCGAGATGCAGGGACGTGGCGTATTGCACGCCGCCCTTGTCGATGGTGATGTAATCGTCGGAGAAGTTCGCCAGCACGATGTCGCCCACCGTACCGAGCGCGGCATTGAATTCAGTCACCACGACCGGCTTACCCTTGATGGTCATCACGCCGTCAGGCCGATAAGCCACGTAGCGCGGCTCCAACGCCGCCGCCCCGACCGGGATGCTCAGTTGGTCGAGTTGCGGTTCGACTTCGGAGTTGATGTACCACACCGCATTCGCGCGGTAGGAGGGGTGCATCCGTTGCCACATCTTGACGAGATTGGCATTGACCACCGTCGCGGCGGCCTGCCCGGATTCTTTCGACTGCGACACCAGCGCCCCCGCATTCAACACGCCCAACGGCCCGGCGTTGCCGTCGCCATTGAGCAGGTCGTCGTTCGCCATGAACGAGAGTTCTTCACCGGCGGCCTGTGCAAACACGCTTTCCATCGCAGACGCATCGCGCAAGAGCTCGTCAGTGCTATAGCCCAGCACGCCGTACTTTTTCAGTTCAAGACGAATCTTGCGAAAGGCCGGTTGGCTCTTGGTGAGCGTGCCGGTTTCGGCCACGCGGTAGCCGCGCACGCCGCCCCAGCGTGATCCATTAGCGCGCGACGTTTCGTCAACGCCAAAGAGCAATATCCCGTTGGCATCCGTGCTCACCGGGATATTGCGCGCGCGCGAGGTGAATGGGCCGACATCATGCAACGGGCGCAACACGCCCGCCACGTAATCGGTTTGCACCAACACGCCGCCCTCACTGCCCACCGTCTCATTCAGGCCGGTGGCCGCCAACATCTTTTGCACGTTGGCTTCATACTGGCGATAGGCGATGGACTTCTCTTTGTGTTGCGCGAAGCGCACGGCCTCAAGCATATTCTCGCCCAAAGAGCGGAATGGCTTCGCGGCGGCGCGCACGTCACCGCCAGAGATGTAGGACGTGCCCGCACGGTAGGCGGCGGCGCGGCCCAACGTCTCGGCCTTCAACGTAGCCACGGGGTCGCCCGCGTCAGAAGCGTCCGGGATGTCCACTGCTACCGCATTGCGCTCATTCTCGCGGCGGCGCTCTTGGCGCTCAATCTCCGGCGCGAGTTCTTGCAAGCGCGCGTAAATTGCATCATCGCGCTGTTTCTGTTCGGCGGTCAATTCAACGCCAGAAGAATCGGCGGCGGAGAAAAGCGCCTTTTGTTCTTTCGTCAAGTCGGCGCGTTCCTGAATCAGCGCCTTGTAAAGTTTGCTCATGGTATGCTCCAAATGATAGACGGATACGATGCACTCAACGGAGTGGGTAGCGTTGAACTCAACGGAGCCAACGCGAGTTATTCAGAATAAGCGCGCACGCGGCGCACACGATAGTCAATCTCAGCACTAGCAGCGGTCGCGCCTTTGGCGCGCTTCTGCAAACGCGCGATGGTGTCATCCAGCGTGCCGATGCGGTCGGCCATGCCGAGACGCACGGCTTCTTTCGCCCCGACCACACGCCCCTCACCAAAACCGTTTTGAACGTTGCTCACCGGCACACCGCGCGCACGGGCGACGGCGGCAGTAAACATCCCGTAGTATTCGTCAACGCGCTTTTGAATGGATGCGCGGCTTTCGTCGGTCAGTGGTTCGTAGGGGTTGCCTTCGGTCTTGTATTTCCCGGCGCTGACAAGCGTGGTCTTCACACCGATATTCTCTTGCGCCTTGCTCACGTCATCATGCGCGGCGAATACGCCAATGCTTCCCACCTCGCCCGATGGCGATACCACCAATTCGGCAGTTGCAATCCAATAGGCGGCGCTGGCCGCGAGATGATTGGCGACGGCCACAATCGGCTTGGTTCCGCGCGCCCGGTAAATCTCATTCGCCAGTTCGTCTATGCCTTGCACCGCGCCGCCGGGCGAATCTACATCCATGACCACCGCGCCGATGTTTGGGTCAGCGATGGCCGCGCGGAAAGCCTTGCCAAACATTTCGGCGCTAGTTCCGCCGCTCATCTCGGTCATCACGTTGGCGCGCGGGACAATCGTGCCGAAGAGCGGCAACACCTGAATTCCGCCGCTGATACTGGACGGGCGGCCCGGCTTGGTGACAGCCTGTATTTCTGCGGCGCTGAGTTTTATGCCCAGCTCGTGCCGATGCAATACGGCCATGATGGCGTGCAATTTTTCGGGCAGGATGGCCCAGGGCGTATTGAGAGCATCGAAAAGGAGTGACATAGAGTTAATCCTTTCTGATTATAACACCTACGTCAACAGTGGCTGTCTGATTAGGTGCTAAGGAAAATGTCCCGCGTGCATTGCGCGCCAACTTCACCAGCGCGCGCGTTCGCCGCTCCTCCCAGTGCGCGACACATTCCGGCCCGACGGCGCGCAATTCATCTTCGCCGTCGTCACAGTATCGCCGCGCCGCCTCGGGCGTAACGTGCATCATTTCGCAGACGTGCGCTACATGGCCGGAGTAAAACGCGCGCGCCTCGGCCATGAGTTCCGCGCGCGTAGTCGTGCGCTTGGCTGATTTATTCAGGGCCGCAATTTCCTTCCGTGCCACGCGCGCCGCGGCGTCAATCAAAAAGACATTCGCCGCCGCGTCATCTTTTGACGGTTCTTCCGGCTCGTCATCTTCCATTGGCATAGGCGCGGGTGGCGGGCCTTGCACTTGCGCGGGCGACAGACTGCGGCCCATGTCGCCGATGTACTGGTCGCCGCCGTCGTCCGTGCGCGGATTCATGTCCTCGAAGCGGAGCAGGTCATTCGGCGTGAACATCCCCAACTCGCGCCCGATGCTGTAGACGTTGTACCGTTGTGCCGAGTCACCGCGCAGTAACCCGGTCAACACAAAGTCAACGTAGTACTTTTTGGGAACGAGTATCAAGTCACGGCTGATGGCCTGTTGCCAACGCACGGTTAGCGGCATAATTGTATAGGTCACGAATCCGATGTTTTGTTGCTCAATGCCCGTCCCCCACGATGTGGATTTGCTCGTCAGGCCAATCATAAACGGCGGCACGCCCATCCAGCGGCAGATGTCCTCGGCATTGAATTCTTCGCTTTCAATCAACTGTGCTTTTTCCGGCGCAATCCCAATGCTTTGCCACTCTAAACCATCCTCCAGAACGGCTACCCGATGCTGATTTCCGCGCTGATGGGCCGCATCCCAACTCTCCTTAAGATTCTTCTGCGATTCGAGCGAAATCTTCCCGGCCTTTTTCAACACGCCGCCCGGACTAGCGTCATTGCCGAAAAAGCGCGCGCGGTATTTCATCGTCGCCGCCGCCACGCCCACGCTCTCACCCATGAGCGGCAACATATCCAGACCGCGCACAATGTCTTGTTGAAAGCCGCGCAAGTGCAAAATGTCTTCGTCGTTATAAGGCTTCTCGCCCAGCGTTCCCTCCCGAACCATATACCGATAGCCCCCCTCGGGCAATGTTTGAATGCGCACGTTGTCAGGGTGCAATGGAATGATTTGGTCGGCAAACCCGCGCGGCCCCGACACGATGCGCGCATAGGCGTTGTTTCGCATGACGACG